GTTTCTTAGGTAACTTTTATATTGAAACTAAGTTTGTAAAAAAAGCCATATTTGGAAATACCTCAGACTTTTCTAATGGAAAGCAAAATATAGGTTTAGTTCAATGGCAGGGAGCTAGAAGAGACCTATTAATAAATTTAAAATTATATGATACTATAGAAAATCAGATTAAATACGTTGACGATGAATTACAAAAGACTTATACAAAGGTTAGAGGTTTACTAACAACTACAACAAGTCCTACTGAGGCTGCTACTATAATAAGAGATCAGTATGAGGATCCTACTGCTCCGGCACAAAATCCTTCTATAACAACAGATTATTATAATAGAATAAACTTTGCTACTTATTACTTTACTCAAATGCAACCAGGAGGGAAGTATTATATAACTTAATCTCATGTCACTTAGATACTATCCTTCATTTAGAGTACTTACAAACCAATCTACTAATGGTGGGGACTTCTTATTAAATGGAAATCCTTATACAGGCAGCTACTATTTAACCTACGATGGGAAAGCTTATGCAGGTTCTGACCCTGCTTTCGGTCCTAACCATCTATTAACTCCGGTAACTTCGTATCAAAATGCACCAGGACTCAATAGTCTTAACGTACCTCAATCTATAAAAAATAAACTAGCTTCTAATAGTAACATAGTAAGTAGTCCTTCTAATTCAAATATAACTAGTAAAGTATCAAACGCAGGATCTTTCAAAGGGGCACCAACTCCTTATTATCCTTACCCTGTTCAATCTGATTATGATAGAGGTTACCTTATTCGATATTTTATAAAGAAGGTAAATGACTTAGGATATGTTATTGAAATATCCCCGGATGAATACACAGCTTATTCTAATGGTTCTGTAGGATATAATATTAGCCTTTATCAAACAGTATCTATCTTTTGGAAACTTACCGGACCTTTAAACTCTGTAAAGATATCTCAATATGATACTAGGGCTGGAATTATAGATACCAATAAGAGATTAGTAGAAGATGCTAATAAGACTTTTCTAGGGATTGTAGACTTTATAGGAGGGAATTACAGCAAGTATTCTAAGCCTACTGCATAAAAGTTTACCCTTTTTTAAAATAAAAGGTTTATATTTGCAGACAATAAGCAATCAGTTATGTATTTTATCATTGAGACAGAAGACCAATTAGCAAGACTTCCAACAGAAGATACTTGTTTTATGCAAGTAATACCGTCTAATGACCATCAACATCCTAAGTTAGCCAAACCATCTCTAATATACTATAGGCTCTCTACCAAAGGATACATCTTAGTACTAAACCATTATGAAGGCTATAGCTTAAGTATTGATAGCGTTTACAAGTTTTTATCAAAGCAAAAGACTATATACGTTCTAGATGCTAAGTACCATTCTTATTTTCTAGATTTAAATAACTACGTAGATATAAACTTTACTCAGCTAGACAAGGTTAATGAGGTAATAGATTTCCAATGTGATACTAATTTACATAGAGATTTTAACTACAGGATTAACGGACCTGTCAACTACATAATTCCCATATCTAAGCACTATCAGAAATGTGAATGCTTGTATGAAGGCATATCCCAACACATATCTCCAGAAATCGACGTAATAGGCCAAAAGGAGCTCATTACGGCCTATAAAAAGGTAGAAGAGGTAGGAATAGCTATAAACGAGGATAAATTACTAGAGCTATACGAAATTAAGCATAAAGACTATTCTATCTCCGGAAATAAGATATACACTTCCTATAACCTATATAATTTGACAGGAAGGCCTACAAATTCTTTTAATAACATAAACTTCCTAGCAATACCCAAAGAAGAGGCCTATAGGAGTTGTTTTGTACCTAATAACGACTATTTTGTAGATTTTGACTTTGATGCTTACCATTTACGTCTTATAGGGGATTTGATAAACTATTCCCTCCCTAAAGAGTCTCTACATAACTATTTTGGTAAGCTTTATTTTAAAAAGGATACTTTAACTCCTGAAGAATACGACGAGTCTAAGAAGATATCCTTTAAGCAGCTGTATGGAGGTGTGGATAAGAAGTATAAGCATATAGATTTCTTTAACCATTTAGACCAATTTATAGAATCAAAATGGAATAGCTATACAAAAGATGGATATATAATACTTCCTACAGGTCGAGTTCTAAGGCAGTTAAGAGGTATGAATAGTACAAAGCTATTTAACTACATTATACAGAATCTAGAGACTAAACAAAACGTTAAAAAGATAAACGATATACATAATTTAGTAGAATCCCAAGGGTACAAAAGTAGAATAGTATTAGTAACTTACGATTCTTTACTTCTAGATTATGCATTAGAAGACGGTAAACAGGCTCTAATCGATATCAAGGCAATACTAGAATCAGGAGGGATGATGGTAAAGCATAAATACGGTAAAAGCTATTATTTTTCAATTAAATCATGATATTTATTAACATAGAAAGTTATGCAAAATAGTAATAAAGTATTACAATTAACCCAAGAATACATGCAAAATAAGCTGTTCTGTTCATTCTCTCAAAAAGACAAGCTTGAAGAAAGGTTGTACGAGATTAACAGTGCATATAAAATATTGTACAGTAAGATCTTCGTTCTAGCTTCTCCGGAGTCAGACGAGTATCTATGTACTTACAATATAGAGATTGAAGGTACTGAGACCGCTATTTTACCTAATACCATATTACTTCATAGAAAGAAAGAGAGCAATACCCTTTATACAATAAACGCTCTGAATATAGTTATTAAATCCCTTAACGGAGGTGTGCTAGATACTAAGTATAATATAGACTGGCAAGAATATAAAAACTCCGTACTTCTTACCCAAGGACAAGACTTAAGAAAGCTCAATACAGTAGTGCATAAGATAGTGCACACATAATAATTAAAAGAATGTCTAATTAAATTTGGAATTCTGAAAATTATTTAGTAATATTGCAACTCAATTAAACAGTTATATTTTATGAACGTAGAAATGCTTACACAGAGGTTAGCAGCTCTGAACAATCAGAACGCCAAGACGAGCGATTCATCATTCTCTAAAGACTTAAAATGGGCACCAAAAGTAGGTAGCCACGAGGTAAGGATAGTCCCCTCTATGTACTATCGTGATTCTACTTTTAAGGAACTCAAAGTCCATTACGAAACGGGCAAGGGTATGATATGTCTCCAAGAATTCGGAGAGAAAGATCCAATTGTAGAATTTTCAGACCGCTTAAAGAGAAGTAAAGACGATTGGAAATTAGGCAGAAAACTTGAGCCTAAAACTCGTATCATCGCTCCTGTTATTGTAAGAGGAGAAGAAGATAAAGGAGTTCGCTTATGGGAATTCGGTACTCAAGTTTACAAAGACCTTTTATCTTTCATTAGCGATGCCGGGGATTTCACAGACCCTATTACAGGACGTGACTTTACTGTAGAGGTTACTAGTCCGGAACAGAATAAGACCAAGTATAACCAAACATCAGCTCGCATCCGAATCAATCAAACCCCTCTATCTAAAGACGCTGCTCAGGTTAAGAATTGGTTAGAAAACCAACCTAATCCAATGGATGTGTATCGTAAGTACACTTATGATGAAATGAAGAAATTCTTAGAAGATTATTTAAATCCTGAGAATGCAGCAGCTACTACCGATGCAAGCAAAGAACAGAGCGTTACTATTAATAAGGCAGAGCCTGAAGCTACCGGTTTATCTTTAAACAGACCTGCAGTTACTACTCCTAAAAAGAAAGTAGAAACATCTGAGGATATTGATGAAATGTTTAAAGTTTAAAACCAATTAAAATTATGGCAAAAGAAAAAGAAGGGAGCCTTACAGGGGCTCTCTCTAAAGCCATCAAAGGTAAAAAGCCTTCGGTAGACTTTAGTTTAGAATCATTTAAAGCTAGTAAAAACCTTTCTAGCGAAACTGTAAAGTTTAAGGAACAAAAGTGGATACCTTTATCTGCTGGTTTTCAAAATGTACTACAGATAACGGGTATACCTATGGGTCATATCACTGTACTTAGAGGACATTCTGATACCGGTAAAACTACAGCTATGTTAGAAACTGCTGTGGCTTGTCAAAAGATGGGTATACTTCCTGTACTTATTATTACAGAGATGAAGTGGTCTTGGGAACATGCAAGACAAATGGGTTTAGAATTTACAGAAGTACCCGATGATAAGACCGGAGAAGTTAAAGGCTATGATGGATTCTTTTTGTACATTGACCGTGAGAAATTAAACATGATTGAAGACGTATCTGCGTTTATTTCAGATTGTTTAGATGAACAAAAGAGAGGTAATCTTCCTTATGATTTATGTTTCTTGTGGGATTCTGTAGGGTCTATTCCTTGTAAAATGTCTGTAGAATCTAAGAACAACAATGCAGAATGGAATGCAGGAGCCATGAGTACTCAGTTCGGGAACTTTATTAATCAACAGATTGTAATGTCTCGAAAAGAAAAACAGCCTTATACTAATACTCTAGTAGTTGTAAACAAAGTATGGGTGCGTAAAGCAGAGACTCGTAACTCTCAGCCTAAGCTTGAAAACAAAGGAGGCAATGCAATGTATTCTGATGCTTCTTTAGTTATCACTTTCGGTAATGTCGCTAATTCAGGCACTAATAAAATAAGTGCTACTAAGAATAAAAAGACTGTAGAGTTTGCAAAAAGAACTAAACTATCTTGCGATAAGAATCACATTACCGGAGTTACTGCAGTAGGTAAAGCTCTAGCTACAGTTCATGGTTTTATTATGGACGATAAAGAGAATCCTAAGGAATTAGAAGATTACAAAAAAGCTCACAAAGATGAATGGCTACAAATATTAGGATCTTCGGATTTTGATATAGTAGAAGAAGAATCAGACTCTTCTAACTTTTACGATTCTGCAGAAGACTAAATACATTATAAGTTATGAACCCTGAATACCAAAGAATACTAGATTCCCTAAAGAGCGGTAAAGAAGAAGTACCACATGTCAATGACAGAGTACTGCTTATAGATGGGTTAAATACCTTTCTTAGAAGCTTTACAGTTATCAAACATTTAAATCCTCATGGGAATCATATCGGAGGTCTTACAGGTTTCTTAAAGTCTTTAGCTTTTACAATAAAAATAGTTAGACCTACTAGAGTAATTATAGTATTTGATGGCGAAGGAGGTTCTACTAACAAACGATATCTTTATCCTGAATACAAAGCTAACCGTAACCTTAAAAGGATTACTAATTGGGGTGTATTTGAATCTCAACAAGAAGAGTCCGAGTCGATTACTAGTCAAGTATTAAGATTAGTAGATTACCTTAAATGTGTACCTGTTGATTTAATATCTATAGATAAGATTGAAGCAGATGATGTTATAGGTTGTCTTACTAAAAAGTTTACTAAAGAAGTAACGATAGTGTCTTCTGATAGAGATTACTTACAGTTAGTTACTGATAAGGTTACGGTTTATTCTCCTATTAAAAAGAAATATTACAATCCTGAGGAAGTTGTTAAAGAGTATAATGTTACTACTACTAACTTTCTTATTCAAAAAGTTTTATTAGGAGATGATGGAGACAATGTGCCAGGAGTTAAGGGGTTAGGTCCTAAGAAGTTAATAAAGTT